ACTGTGGTGCCGGTGGTGCTGGCCACGGTTACTGGCTGGCCGGACACTCGGTGCTCGGGGTGGATCTCTGGCCACAGCCCGAGTATCCGCACCCGATGATCGAGGCCGAGGCTCTCAGCTTCCTCAAGCTGGGGGTGCTCGGATCGTTCGATGTCATCCATGCCAGCCCACCGTGCCAGGCCAGCACAGCCCTCAACAAAGGCACCAACGGCCGGGCCAGGATCGATCTCATCGGCCGGACTAGGACAGCCCTCAACCGGACAGGGCTGCCGTACATCATCGAAGGTGTGAGGCTGGCCAAGCTCAGGTCGGATCTCATGCTGTGTGGCGAGATGTTCCAGCTGGGAGTGTTGCGTCACCGGATGTTTGAGCTGGGTGGTGGGCTCTCGATCGGCCAGCCCGAGCACCCCCGGCACCGGGGCCGGGTGCGCGGATACCGTCACGGCCAATGGATCGAGGGCCCATATCTGCAGGCCTACGGCCAGGGTGGTGGCAAGCCCTCGGTGACCGAGATGGGTGAGGCCATGGGCATTGATTGGATCACTGACCTGGGCACTCTCACCCAGGCCATCCCACCGGATTACACCAGATGGATAGGCGAACAATGGAAGACCTAGAGCGTGAGCTGGTGACGCTACTCAACCGGCATCATGCGGAAAGCCCCAGCAACACAACGGATTACATCCTGGCCCACTACCTGATCGGCTGCCTCGATGTGTTCACCGAGGCAACGGTGAGACGTGACCAGTGGTATCTCGGGGTGGGCCATGTCCACCACATCGGGATGCACCAGTGACCGAGATGAGTGATGTGGCCGAGGCCATCATGAGCGATGCCAAGATCCGGATAGCTGCCACCAGAGCTGTGGCCCAACATCTCTCGGCATACCCAGACAGCTCGGCAGCCGAGTCTCTGTGGGAGGACAACCCCGAGCTGAGTGAGGCAGAGGCCGAGGCAGCCAATGAGCTGGCCGATCTCATGGTGCGATCGATCGTGGCCGGGATCGAGGCCATGCCGTGAGTGTCGAGGCAGAGACCCTCTATGCCCAGTGGCTCAGAGACAACGGGCCACTCACCCCGATGGCAGTGGTGGACCTGATCAGCTGGGTGCTTGACCATGAGCGACGGCATGTCAGGGATGGGCACAGCCAGATCACCATCACCGATGAGACCTACCTGCTCAAGCTGGGATACCGGCAAGAGCGTGATGGCAGCTGGCATCTGTGATGGGCAGCCGGATCGGGCAGAGCTGGGATCTCGGTTGCCTTGAGTGTGGGCACACCCGGCTCTGGCATCGGGCCGGTGGCTGCCACTGTGGCCATTGCCCTGGCTGGCTCTCAGATCGATCGAGCCCGATGCCGGGGGTGATGACACCGGGCCGACACCGAGCGTTGCCCAGGTGACCAGCTGAGTGCCACCCTGTGCCGGTGGAAAGAATGCCGGGGGTGCTGGTCAAGAGGGTGGCCCTGCTGGACGGCACCACCCTGGGATACCGGGCCAGATGCCAGGGCTGTGGCTGGCACTCGGCTCGGTACCAATCACCGGACCAAGCAAGAGCCATCCTCAACTACCACCGGGATGAGTGCCATGCCAGCAAGATCACGTAGGCCACCACCCATCGGCCGTCGATCGGGTGACTCATTCGATGCAGCAACCAAGCTGCAGATCCTCATCCGGGATGGGTACCTGTGCCAGCTGTGTGGGGCAAGGCTGACCACCCATGATCCCAAGCTGCCCACACATGCTGTGGCCGGGCATGTGGTGGCACACCAGGATGGTGGCTTGCCGACACTGGCCAACGGCCGGGCCGAGTGCGCACGGTGCAGTGCCAGCATGGGTGCAGCACAAGGGAATATCAAAGCTAAGCGTGATTGGATCGAGATCAACGCTCAGCTACGCCAGGCACGGGCAGAGGCCGAGCGGCTGCGCAATATCGTTGCGACACAAGGAATCTCGCCAGAGCCCCCGGTTTTTTTCGATGGCCCCCCCGGCGCGGAAAGGCCGCCTCTTTCTGCACCTATCCCCCAGAGCCTCGGGGGCCCAGATCGAGATCCGTTGGGGGACAACGACAGTGACCAGCCGGCCGTTTGGCCGGCAGCCTCACAACCGTTGGCGCACATGGAATCTCGGCCCCAGGACTTCGATGGCGTTGATTGGGTCGAGGGAGAGGGCTTGCTGGTGGTGCCCGAGAGTGCTTGCTGGCCAAGGTATATGACCGGACCCCATCCGGATGCAATCGGATCGTATGGGGCCAGGCTGGCTGAGTTCGTTCGGGATCGGACCGGATCTGAGCTGGATTGGTGGCAACGGCTGATCTCGGCCCGGATCTTGGAGCACGATGCCGATGGCACGCTGGTCTGGCAAGAGTGGCTCTTGACGGTGGCCAGGCAGCTGGGAAAGAGCTACTGGTGGCGAGAGCTGTGCCTGTGGCGGATGAGCATGGCCGATGAGATCGGTGAGCCCCAAGAGATCTTGCACATTGCCAACAAGCTCAAGGTGGCCAACAAGATCCAACGATCGGCCCGAGCCTGGGCCGAGACCCAGGATGGCTGGGAAGCTCGGCACGGCAACGGCATGCAAGAGGTTCGGCACGGCATGAGCACCTGGGCCCTGTCAACGGCCGAGGGGGCTTACGGGGCAACGATCTCCCTAGCTGGGGTCGATGAGGCCTGGGCCATCAAGAGTGAGCACATCGATGACGGTGTGGTGCCCACCATGCTTGAGAGCCGGTGGTCACAGCTGGGGCTCATCTCGACTGCCCACCATCTCGCCACCGATCTGATGATCAATCGTCGGGCTGGCTCGATGGCCGGTGACGGTTCCCTGCTCATCGAGTGGTCGGCCCGGCCCTGGCTGGCCCTTGAGGATCGAGCTGGGTGGCGGCAGGCATCCCCACGGTGGACCCCCAAGCGAGAGACCCTCATCGCCCGAGAGCTGGCCAGGGCCCTGAGCACCCAGAGCCTCTCGACCGATCCGGTGGCGTTCTTTCGGTCTCAGTACCTCAATCAGTGGCCGATCAAGGCAGCACAGAGCCTCACCCGGCCGGGGCTGCCGTTGCTGCCCGAGGGCATGTGGGCCGAGCTGGCCGGTGATGCCGAGACCCCCGGTGGCGTGACCTTTGCCGTTGAGGACATGGCTGGCCGAGGGGTGGCCGTTGCTGCAGCCGGGAGAGCTGCAGACGGCCGGTTGGTGGTGCAAGCCTTTGAGCTGGGTGATCGATCGGTGGCCTTTGAGTGGATCGGGCTGCACAGCCGATCTCGGGCTGGCTGCAGCGTGATCGTGGGGCCCAGCCTGCAGAATGACCCTCATGTCGAGGATCTGGGCATCCCGGTGGATGTCGGCACCTATGCCGACACCAAGGCCAGCCTGAGTGCCTTGAGGCAGCTGGTGTCCAGACGGATGGTGATGCATGCCAACAGCCCCCAGCTGGCCGATCAGGTCACTCAATGCCGGGTGATCGAGGGCTCGGCCGGTATCCGGGTGATCAGCTCGGACCCATGGGATCTCATCCGGGCATCGAGCTGGGCTGTGGCGAACCTTGAGCGTGAGCGTCGGGCCCTCAATATCTGGTGACCATCTCCCAATCGACATGGGAGGGGGCCAACGGGTACCGACGACGCTGGGTGGCCCAGGCCACGCCGATGAGCACGGCCAGGGCAATGAGGGTGAGTCTGATCATCCGGTCACTCTGAGATCCGTTGGGGCACTGTGTCAAGCACCCCCGGATCATCGGCGTGTCGCATATCGAAAGCCGTTGCGCGCCAATGGTTATGACAATTCGCCGGCCGATTATCGTCAATGCCACTTTGTATAATTGATGGTGACCCTATTACTAGGAAATAGGGCACGATGAGAAAGGGCCAAACACCATGGCCGTTGTGATGTTGCCGGTGACCCAGGTACCCAGCAGACCGATCAAGGGCATGCCCGGCACCCGAGAGGTTCACTGGGTGGTGCCCAAGGGGGTGCGCGTGACCAAGGGAGATCACGGCTCGATCTTTGCCGAGCCGGGGGATCACATCGTGGGCACCAAGGATCGAGCTGGGATCTCCCTGGCTGTCTTTGACCGGTGCCCCGAGTGTGAGGCAGCTGCACTGGGCAAAGGCAGCTGGCCGTTCACCGAGTAGGCCGTGGGGTCCACATCGGTTGTGCACCTATAACCCCTCGGAACATGGCCCCAGCTGGCTTGAGTAGGGCCAGCTGGGGCATCCCGGTGTGCGGACAACCGGGGCCACTCACAGTGACGTACAGAGGCTCTCAGGACCACCGGTTTTCTCATCCCAGGGCCCATCTCATCCCAAGCCCCTGACCTGGGAAAACGCCAGATCCCAGATCCCACCCCTCTAGTGGCCTGGGATCTGGGATCAGCCCAGGATCTCGGCCAGATCCCAGATCCCAGCGAGATCCCAGGGATCTGTGGGATCTGAGAGCCGTTAGCTCACAGTGACATTGGTCCTTGACAGCTCTAGCATCTAGGCCTATGGCAGACATCTCGGGGGACCACGGTCGATCGCTGCCACCACCGGACCCCCGAGATCAGACCCCCAATGCCAATGATCCGATCGGCACGGTGGGCCCCAGCTATGAGGGAGTGCCCACGGTGCCCCCACCGGCTGATCTCCCTACCGGCACCGATGGCGTGGCCGGTGATTGGGACAACGTTGGTGTCGGCACCGTGATGGGTGCCCCGGATATGCAGGCCTGGGCCGGTTGGCCCCTTGATTGGCAGCTGCCCAGCATGGCCAGCACCCCTCGATGGATGGGTGGGGGCACCGATGTGGTCTGGGCAGCCATCAATCTCAATGCCACAGCCATTGCCGACATGCCAGCTGTGGTGACCAAGGGCTTGGCACTGCAGTCGAGCCCCAGCTGGCTGACCAATCCGAGCCCCCAGCTCTACACCCAGTGGGGTGAGTTCATGCGGCAGGCTTGCTGGTCTTACTGGGGCTGCGGTGAGATCTTCATTGTCTGCACCGGCCGGTTTGCCGACAGTGGTTACCCTCGGACCTTTATGGTGGTCGATCCCTGGCTGGTCAATGCCGAGATCCTCAATGGGGTACGGCATTACACCATCAACGGCATCGATGCCGATGCTGATGTGCTGCACATCCGTTACGCCTCATGGAACGGTGACGCTCGGGGCCATGGGCCCCTTGAGGTAGCTGGGGAACGGATCACTGCAGCTCGGGTGCTCATGCGGTATGCCTCGGATCTGGCCTCGGCCGGTGGGGTGCCCTGGGGCATCCTCACCAGCAAGTACCGGATGACAAAGGCCGAGAGCGACAAGCTCAAGAGCCAATGGATCTCGGCAGCTCGATCCCGGCTCGGGGCCCCGGCCATCCTTGATGCAGATCTCAACCTGCAGATCACCCAGACCACCCCCAGAGATATGACACTCACCGATCTGCAGAAATTCGCAGAGGCGAGACTTGCTGTCCTGCTGGGGGTTCCGCCGTATCTGCTCGGATTGCCAAGCGGGGCAGACTCTCTCACGTACTCAAACGTTAACTCGATCTTCGACTACTGGTGGCGTATCACTCTCAAGCCCCATGGTGACTACATCCTCAAGGCAGTCTCAGAGTGGGCCCTGCCTGGGCACGTTGATCTGTTGCTCAATGCATCGAGCTACACCCAGCCACCGGCCTTGGAGCGTGCCCAGTATTACGAGATCATGGTGCGGATCGGTGCCATGAGTGTTGATGAGATCCGCACTGCCGAAAGCCTTTCGGTGGTCGGTGCCCCGAGTGCCAATCCTCAACCCCAGA